TCACCGTGGCCGTCGCGGCCGCGCATATGGGCGTGTGCAAGCGGCAAGCGCTGCGGTTGCTCGTGCGACGTAACGAGGCCGTCGGCGGGCGACTACTTCGGCGGGTCGGCGACAAGCGCATGCCCGGCCGTGTCCAGGCCAGCAAATACCTCGTTTCAGTGACGGTGTTTCGCGAGGCCATGGCGCCCGACGACACGACCGCACGCGACATTGAGAGCTTGCGGCTTGAGGTCGTCATGTTGCGGCAACAACTCGACGCGATCCGTCGCGCCGTGCGCCCCTTGCAGCGCGCGATCGCCGATTGGAACGCGACGCCACGCGACGCCGTCAACACATAGGGGTGTGAGCACCAAAATCGCCGAGGTCGCCCTCGTGTGAGCGGCGCGGTCGTCACCCTCGTCGGGGTCGAGCGGATGCAAGCCGAGCTCGAGACGATCGCCAAACGGTCGGTGCCGTTCGCTGCCCGCGAGACCGTCAACTCGCTCGCGTTCGCGGGCCGCGCGGCGTGGCAAGACGAGATGCGGTCGGGCCTCACGCTCCGAAACCGCTTCACCGAGCGACGCGCCCTCGTCGAGCGGGCCCGCGGGCTGCGCATGAGCTCGATGGAGGCCACTCTAGGCCACACCGAGCCCTACATGGCATTGCTCGAGCGGGGCGGCACCGAGCGGGCCAAAAAGCGCGTGCGGGCGATCCCCACCGAGAGCGCTGCGGGGCAAGCCAAAGGCTCGCTGAAGGCGGGCCGCAAGCGCCTCGTGCGGGCCGCCTCGCTGCTCTCGCGCCTCGGCTCGCTGCGCGTTCAGGGGGGCAAGAGCCGCAGCCGCAAAGCCCAAAACGCGAGGGCCATAGGGGTCGCTATCCGTTCGGGGCGCCGCCTCGCTTTGCTCGACCTCGGCCGGCGTCGAGGCATCTATCGTGTGATGGGGGGCAAGCGACGACCCAAGATCGTCAAGCTCTATGACCTATCGCGTCGCTCGACCCCGGTGCCGCGCACGCCGACCTTAGAGCGCGCTCTCGCTCGGGCTCTCGCGCAAGCACCGTCCATTGCGGCCGCTGCTCTCGAGCGGCAGCTAACGCGTGCCCGAGGTGCGGGGCAATGACGGCCTGCGCACATGTATGCAAGCCGTCGCCGAGGGGCTCTTTGGGGGCCTTGCCTACATGTGCGCGCGCAGCGCTTTTTTTTCAAGGTACTGTGGAAAACGCCCCCCCCGGTTGTGGGTTCACCATTGCGACCGACCGGCTCTCGCAAATTCCGGGTTTTTGTGGCCCCGTTGACTCGGGCAACACGGTCAACGAAACGGGCAACGCGGGGGGCAACGGCGTCGCTGCGGGGCTTTCGGCAGCGGTGCCGCCACCCGGCGCCCGGCACGAGGGCGAGCGAGCCTCGACGCCCGGGGCGCGGTTGCCCGGCGGTGAGCGCTCGGTGATCCCCGAGGGCGAAAGTGATCCCTCTGGGATCACCTCGCCACGACCGACGCGAGGGGCGGCCCGTGGCTAGCGCCCACGTGATCACCCGGGCCGAGATGGCGCGACGCCTCGGGGTCTCGCGGGCGGCGGTGACCCGGGCCTGCCGCGAGGGCGGGCGGCTCGAGCCGGCGTGCTCGGGCAAGGGCGTCAATATCCTACACGAGGCGGCGTGCCGGTGGCTCGCGCAGCGCGCGGCGACGGCCGGCGACGACGACGCCCCGATCCCCGTCGACGAGGCCGAGCCGGCGCCGGGCGAGCGCCCGAGCGTGGCCGAGCTCGAGCTCGCCCTCGGGCCGCGGCAGCTCGGCGACCTCGACGAGCTCGGGGCGATCCTCACCCGGCTCACCGAGGATTTCGGCGAGGCGCCGATCGTCGAGCGATGGGTGCGCTGCCGCAAGTGGCTCGAGGAGGCGCGCAAGGCCGAGATGCTGCGGGCCCGCGTCGAGGGGCGCCTCGTCGCCCGGACGACGGTGATCCGGATGATCGACCACGTCGACGTCGCGTTTCGCCTGCTACTCGCCGACGCCCCCCGCACGATCGCCACCCGGCTCGGCGTGCCCGACATGCCCGCGGCGACGGCAATGATCCGCGACGTCATGGGGCAATTGCTCACCGCCGCCCGGGATCAAATGGCGGGGTCGCTCGAGGCTGACGACCCGATGGCGCCCTTGCTCGAGGCGGCCGAGTGACGACGTTTGCTCACGTCGAGGCGCGCCGGCGCTGCGCGTGCTGCGGCGTGCCGAGCAATCGTTGCCCCTGCCGACTCTGCGGCGCTTGCACCACCGACGCGGGCGCGCCGGGCGCGAGCTGCGCATGCGGCGACAAGCGCGATACCCCGCTCGCCGCCGAGGCCGAGGCCGAGGCCGAGCTAGGATCCAACCGAGCGGGGGCGCGATGAGTCTCGCCCCCGATAACGAGTGGCTCGTGCGGCAGCTGCGCAAGCGGATCACGACGAGCGTTCAACTCATGACCCCGAGCGAGTGGTCGGAGCGCAAGCGCTATCTGCCGCCGTCGTCGACCTCGATGCCGGGATACTACCGTTTCGACGTCGCGCCCTATTGGCGCGAGGTGATCGATTGCATGAGCCCCGAGAGCGACGTGCGCCACGTGAGCGTCATGAAAGGCGTTCAAGTCGGGGTGACGACGCTGCTCGAGAACACGATCGGCTACTTCATCGATCAAGTCAAAACGGCGCCGATGATGCTCGTCACCGCCGACGCCGAGCTCGCGAAACTCCGAATCGAGAGTTTCGTCGTGCCGATGCTCAAACACTCGGGGCTCGATCACCTCGTGCGCTCGCTCGACGAGCAAAACCCACGCAAGACGGGCCGCACCGATAAAAAGTACGAGTGGGAGGGCGGCGGCTTTCTCGTGCCGCTCGGCGCCGTCAACGCGAATAAGCTGCGGTCGATCCCGATCCAAGTGCTCTTGCGCGACGAGATTGACGGGTGGGCCGCGAACGTCGGCAAAGACGGCGACCCCGTCAAGCTCTCGGCTGACCGGACCGCAGCTTACGAGGCGAGCCGCAAGATATTCGACGTGAGCACGCCGCTCGTCAAAGGGCTCTCTAAGATCGACCGGCTCTATTCGGCGGGCGATCAACGCAAGTATTTCGTGCGGTGCCTGGCGTGCCGGCACCCGCAAGTGTTGCGCTGGCGACGCAAGGCCGAGAACGGCAAGCCCGCCTCGGGGATCACGTGGGCCATGCGCGACGGGCGCCTCGACGAGGCGAGCGTGCGCTATCTGTGCGAGAGCTGCGGCCACGCGCACGTCAACGCGGATAAGACAAAACTCTTTGCGCCCGGCAATGCCGAGTGGCGGCCGACGGCCGAGCCCGAGACCGCTCATCATCGTAGCTATCACTTGAGCGCGCTCTATTCGCCCGTCGGAATGCAGACGTGGGAAGCATGCGTGCAAAAGTGGCTCGAGGCATGGGACGACGAGAACAATCGCGCGCGAGATAACCTGCAATTGCAGGTGTTCTACAATAACGTTCTCGGTGAGCCGTTCGAGCTGCGCGGGATCCGCTTGCGCCTCGACGTCGTCTCGTCGCACCGTCGCCACGTTTACCGGTTCGGCGAGATCCCGAACGCTTGGTGCGCCGAGTTTTGCGGCTCGCCCGTGCTCTTGCTCACGTGCGCCGTCGACGTGCATATCGATAACCTCGCCGTCGCCGTGTTCGGTTGGTGCCGCGGGCGCCGGGCGGTGCTCGTCGATTATTGGCGATTCGAGGGCGACACCGAGTCGCTCGACAATCCGGCGACGTGGGGCCGCTTGCGCGAGGTGATCGAGAGCCGCGAATATGTCGCCGACGGCCGCAGCTATCGCGTGCAACTCACGCTCGTCGACTGTGGCTATCAAACGGACACCGTCTATCGTTTCGTCGAGCGTTACGAGGCCGGGGTCTATCCGGTGCGCGGTCGCGACTCGCCACCGAAAGGCGCCTCGTTCAAAGAGTTTTGGAGCTACACGACGCCGAGCGGCATGCTCGGGTGGGCCGCGAGCGTCGATATGTACAAAGAACGGTGGTCGAGCGCGCTGCGCCGATCGTGGGATGGCATCTCGGTTCAGCCCGAGGGGCTGTTTAACGCGCCGCTCGACGTCACCGACGAGCAACTCAAAGAACTCACGGTCGAGACTCGGCGCGAGAAAGTCGACGCGACGACGGGCAAGCGATTCGGTTTCGGTTGGCATCGCCCGAGCGGCGCCAATAACGAGCTCTGGGATCTGCTCGTTTATAACAACGTCGCTTTAGATATCGTGGCTTATGACGTTTGCATCCAGCAACTAGGTCGAGAACAGATCGACTGGGATTTGTTTTGGGGCTCGCTATGACATGTGACGACCTC